GATGTCGGATGAGTGACAGGGGACTTTACCCCTTAACCAATCACTCGTGTCCAACTTGAGCAAACACTTAAGAAGGGCACCAGGCCCCCCTAGATGATCTCTAGGAGGTTTGGCCTCCACAACATAGCCCCTGACTAAGGGACTATGGAGACTTGGGTGAAGTCTCTCGGTTTGGTAACCGAGAAAAGACACCCTGCCCATCACCGAAGAATAAGGAGAAATCACAGGGAAATACTTTAGTATCCCCCAGATGACCTCGTCCAACCATCGACAGGTCTTCCAGTAACCACTCATATAGAGTTGGTTCCTTAGCGACACAATCGATTCTACTTCGGAAACGTCCTGAAGTGATGTCGGAAAAGCTTGCCGGACACGGACTATACTAACGTCCGCTCCATTAAAGAACTCCCGACCACAAGACTCTCTGAACTTTCCAGTCCAGAAAGACTTGTCCAGACCAACCCGAGCACCGAAATGCTCGAGCGTCTGTATCACTGATTGCACGTGGTCCACAGGAACGATTAGATCGTCCCCATAGACGCGCACCGAACCGACGTACCTTCGCAGGTCACGTCGGGAAAGTGGCTGGTTGAGCGACCGCTGGATCCCTAAGAAGATCAATGTCGTAAAGACCATCGCCTCCATCGGGAAACAGAGTGCTGAACCCATAGACGCATACTTAGATAGCCGTAAAACACGGCCATCTGGTAAGACAGCCCGACGCGAGCGAGTCGCGTCCACAGCCTGAGACAAACTAGGCCATGGACGCAGCATAGCACGCACGAGCTGATTGTTGACCCTATCAGAAGCGTCACTCAAATCGAGTGTCGCGGTCCGCTGATCAAGCGAACCTTGTCGCGCTAAGTCCTGGTTAGGGACCTGGTCGTCAAATCCGATAAATTCTGGAAGGAGTCTATCTCTTCCAAAATGCTCGAGGAAACACCTCAGAACCCCTTGCTGCATATATTGTATGCAGGTGGGTTCCATGGCAATAACTCGAGGAGTCTTCAACGTCTTAGGAACCAAAGTGACCTTTACAGGCACTTCGGCACCGGGTTCGAGGAAGTCCACTTCTTCTAACTGGTCATAAAAACTCCAGTTAGGAAGAAGGCTCTCACCGGCAGGGAAAACCGGTTCGAGACGATTGGTCCAGACTGCTTGACGAAACTTTCTGTTTCCAGAAAGTCCATCAGCAGTGGATCCAGGACCATGCTTTGGAACAATGCGTTGGTGATAGATATCGCTATCCATCGCCGTATACACGCCCCGAAAAAGCAGGTGTGATAGGTTAGTAAACTCCTCGATATCCCTTTGAGAGAGTTGACTATCACCCCATCGTACTTCCTGCTCACACTTGACAAAATTCTGGATCGCCTTACGCTTACGTGTATCACTACACGGAAGCTCCATCTTGCCGAACATCAGCGTTAGCTGACGCAAGGCTTGAATCGAGGCAATACAGGGTTCATCAAGCAACGAGCCACTAGACCGATCGAACACACGGTTGAGGAAACCCCCTAGAAATACGGGGAGCCCTCTTCCACGCTCCTTACGGAACGCGGAATAGATGCCGACCTGACCACAGTCAAGCCATTTTTGGATGGCTTTTCCATAGTCAGGTAGGGTTATCGTAAAGAACGACAACCCCTCATGTTCGATACGATCCGCGACGGTATTAATGTCGCGGATGGCGCATGTGCTGCACAAGCTCGCGCTTTCCAACGCGAGCTGGGACCAGAGTGACATCAGGCTTTTCATCGGCCCTCCTTTATTAGGGGGTTACCGAATCCATAGCCCATGCCATTCACAAACGCCCTTACGGGCGTGTACCACTGAGTGATGCTGTTAAACACCAGCCACGCACGGTGCCCAGGGCGACCCCTTCCGCATTACTAGCGGAGAAAAGGAATCACGTCCGAGTTAACCGTCGCGTCAACGACTTTGTGGAAAACATCGAACAAGACGAACACAAGGACCAGCGTTTTATAGCTAATCCGAAGTGAAACGTTTAGTTCATTGAACTCCACGTCGTCACGGCGAGGCCACCGAGGCACAATAGCACGCTTGGGTGGAGCGGATTCCTCCGCACCCCCGGGCGCACCAAGACCCAGGTGGTCCTCCTCACTACGACTCACCACCAAGAAGTTTGGTGATGACCGCATTCGAAGTCGCCGTGCACCAGGTATTGAAACCTGCGAACACAGCGAGTGCTTCCGGGTCCGTATAACCCGCCGGAGGAAGGTCAAAGACGGTGTAAACCGCCATATTGACCTTCATATTCTCCGAGGTGTCGAACGGATTGGCCGTAAGCTTCGAATGGTCGATCCTCAGCAAGTGACGTTCCCTACCCTGTTTGACGAGGGTATGGTTCGCCGACACGCTGACAAGGCCGTCGGACGAAGAGTATCGTGCTTCCTTTCCCTGCCCATATGTTTTGGGCATGGAAATTGGCACGGCACTAATCGTAACAACGACAGGATCGGCAAATGACATAGGCATCACTCCTAGGGCCCAGGTCTTGGACCCCATTGGCGTTTGACACAGAACATACATCTCTCGCTACAACCGGGACATCCCGAGAGCAGCGAGAATGGCCTTCTGTCTACCTGTGAAAGCAGACAGGTTTAAGCCGAACCCGAAGGGAGTTGCCGGACGTCTAACCTTAGCCTCAGAAACGAGGATTAGGGTATCCGGACGCTGAGGATATCTGGCCAATAGGCCAGTCTCCCCAACGAAAGTGAGTGTATCACGGACAATTGAATGTTCCATGATATACCCATACTTCAACACCAAGCCATCGGTGGACCAGTCCGTGAGATTATGTATTACATCCCCCGTACTGGTAAACCAATCAACGGCCCAGCTCCAAGGCGTAACGTTCCACAGAACCTCTGGTGTAAGGTCTAACCCTAGCACATGACGTGCTTGGTCAGCCAACGCTGCCACCCCACTCCGAGCTTGATAGTCTCGGGGGAGGTGATAAGTGAAGGCACCTGAAAACCATTGGTTCAC